TTTATTATCTATTATAGCTTGATTAGCCTCGCTAACTGCATCTCTTTCATTAGTAAAATAAAAGTCGTATTTATCAGACTCATTCCCATCTATATCAACAACTTCTAATTCGTATGTGCCATCGTGATTACCGAAACTATCTAAGTTTAAAAATAATGTTATTGTAGTTCCGTTTTCTGTTTGTTTTTGTACATATTCTGTTTTCATTTTGTTTCCCCTTTTGTTTTTGTTACTATCGTAATGTACATTATTTTTATAATATAGTGCAAGTAATTTTAATAACTTTTTTTATTTTTATTATGATTCCCTTCGGTAGACACCTAGCCATCAGGAAGGAATCAGAGGTATTAGAGCTAGATTAGTAGTTCCTATCTGTTGATTGTACGAGAAATGACTAGGTGTATTCTGTGCTGTTTGTGATTAGAGAAGGTCATTACCAGGTTTCCTGGATAGATATACTGAAGTTATAATGTTTGTGGCTTTTGTGTTTAAAAGAAGTGTTTTTATTATCTATTCTTCCTATAATAAAATTAGATTCGTTGTGCTCTCCGTATGGCCAATATGAGTTATTTGCAGTATTATCGTCATCGGTTTGAGTGGAGTTGTCTAGCTCAAAAATGCAAGGCAATTTTCCACCCAGGGTTTGGTGCATAACTCTAAAATAAAAGTCATTACTATAATGTGCTTCATCCATATTCCATGTAGTTTTAGGAAAAAGAAATCCGGTTTCTTCATCGTAAGTATTTGTGTACCCTGACTTAAAAGAAGAATAGTTTAGTTTAAAAGTTCTTCTGCCTATCTGATATATTGGTGTGGTTTCATAATCTTCTATTTTATGACCTACAAAAGGAACATATCTTTCGCTAAATAATGGTCTTTTATGATAGCGAGCATAAATCGTATCTGAGCCGGACTTTGTTCTTTTCACATCTATTCCCTCAAAACTGTAATTAATGCTATACGATAGGTCAGGAGAGAATGGCATATCGTAATACCTGCCCCAGGAGAACCCTCCCAGTCTAAAGAAATTTGCAAGAAATTTATTGTTGCCACCTGCTTCAGGCACTATCTCAATTCTTAACCCACCGCCAACATTTGCAGTTTGATTTAAAGGAGAGTCATCTATTTTAACCATAACAGTTCCATTTGATGGCATGCTTGGACTCTCTCCAACGGTGTCGGTCCAATAAGCTGTATTAAAGGTAGGTGTAATTTCATTAGTATTTATAATCTGGCAATTTAAAATCGGTTCGACTGACAAAAGAGTATCACTTCCATTAGAATAATTATGAGCATATAGCCTCATCTTGCCATTTAAAGTTCCCAGGTTGCTCCCAAGCAAAGCAAAATAATTGCAATTAAAATTATCTTCATTTATATTCCCTAAAGGATAATAAAAATTTATAGATTCTGATGAACTTGTAACACTTACTGCCAAACTATGTTCTTTATAAGGGTGCATACCTACCAAAGCTCTTAATGAACTTGGACTAAAAGAACTTCCATTAACAGTACTAGAACCCACAATACTTGGGTAAGGAATTGCATTTGTACCATAGGGGACAGGAGTATACCCTTTTGTTACATAGTGGTTTAAAATTGAAGATGGGTAAAACCTAACTTTTTTTACTTGATTTATTTCGTTTGACATTCTAATACCCTTTGTTTGTTTCGGCCATTTTTACGGATTTTTTAACAGGGCCATATACTCTTTTTTTTGGAGCCTTTATTGTAATATTGTCTATTTTGTTTTTTGGGACCTTTATAGTCATTCTTTTGACCTCTTTTCCATCTTTAAAAATTCTTGTTCTTCTGCTACTATCCTTACGAACTTTAAAGTTTTTTTCCGCATCTCTTGCCATGAAAGATTTATTTAAAGAATTATAAGATGACTCTAAATTGTTCCATAATTGTGCATCATTACTTATGAAAGGGTCCTCAAGAGCCATTAAATTCCAATGATTTAATACAGCATTTTTGCACTTACCTCTTTTTAATTTTAGCTCTGATGTAACATATTCCATGTTTTTTAATTTAATAACACCTGAAAAAGTAAACAATTCTTCTTCCAAGTCTTGTGTTCCACCAGTATAAATAAGAATTTGGTTGAGGCCTTCGTTTATAATCCATCCATCAGGAAGGCTTACATGTATATCGGCAGCACCTTCATAATTAATACATAGACCTAAAATTCTGCCATCTTTTTCTAAAATCATTTTATCGTTTACGATTTTTAAAATACAGTATGTTGCTTGAGGCTCTTTTTCTATTTCGTAGGCCAATGTTCCTTCTTTTCGGTAACCCCCTTTTTTCATTATTGAAGGAGGATTTTCATATAACTTTCTATTTACCGTCATGGGCCAACTACCACCTCTAGCTCATCAGGAGAAGAACCTGCCACGATACCTTGTATCATCGACACAACATCCAAAACATTAACCATCCCATCCATATTAACATCTCCTACATAATAAGTTTCAGTGTCAGGCATATCTATAACCACACCACTTGAGATTAACTGAGAATAAGTCATGGGGTCGTATTGAACTGAGCTAGGCTCTAATCGATGAACTTGCTCGGCAACAACTTGAACACCTGTTTCTTTTTTTGATACAGAAGTTACCCTAAAAAAGGATGTTCTTTCTTGGCCACCGATAGCAGAAGTCGTATTAAGATAATCAATTCCGTATGGAAGAAAACCATCTACATAAATAGGATTACCATCTTTGTCAAAATGACTATAATTAAAAACATCTCCTGCCTCAATAAACAAATACTTGGGTCCTAAATTTAGCCTCATTTCTAATCTCAGGTTTTTATTTACCTCTAATATATGATTTCTTAGTTCTGTAGCAGTCAGAGGGTCTGTTATATGCTTGCACTCCAACTCTAAGTAATGCGAATCTATATCTTTTATTCCGTAGTTGTATAAAAAATCATCAACATCGCTAACAATCCCTGCATCAGTTGAAGATAAAAAAGTTCCTAAACCATAATCATAATTATAAATAATTCGACATTTTAAAATAATATCTGAAACCTTTGTTCTTGTAAATTTAATATCAAGAACATCCTCTCCGCTTACAGTATATTGCATCGAAGGCATATCTTCAACATTTATAAACTTTAACAAACCTGTGCTTACATCAAATTTAGGAAACAATTTAGTTTGTTTTGAAAAATCCTCCACAAATTTTTTAGCATCCATTTTTTCGTCAAGGCTAAAATTATATACCATACTGCCATGGTTAGTTCTCGCATCTTCTAAACCTATAACAGAATCGCCATCATACCCTAATTCTGATGACATTAAATGCCACAAAATATCCGATGGTTTTTTAATTAAGCTGTTCGGTTGGCCTGTGTAGCTCCCAATATCGTCATCTGTTCTGCCCTGGACTGTCATAAAAAAATTGTTATCTTTTATATTTTCGACAAAAACATATCTACACACAGACAACCCATCAGTATTTAGTTGAAAGTGTGTAAAGCAGTGCTCAGCAACACCCCAATCATCCATCCCTACTTCTAATGTTAGTTCAGATTTATCTCCAAAGTTTTTCCAATCAGGGTCCCTAACAAACATATAATCGCTTGGGACTATATTATTAACACCGTTGCCAGTGTCGTTTGTTAAAAGAAATCCAGTGTCGGTATTTATAGAGGCCTCTATATTAAAGTCTTGACCACTGCTATCCGAAGAAGCAAAATGTTCGTGTGTGAAAACTGTATGACCGAGTGTTCCACTATCACTTAACATTCCCATTTTTACCCTAGAGTGAAAGTGAGAGGTAGTTGTTCCTGCTGTTGTTGCACCATTAAAATTAATATAACCGGCATAAAAAGCCTGAGTTGAATTCTTAACCATATTAGTTGTTGATTTTGATTCTAGCTCAAATATTGCCCTGTATCTTTGCTGATAGTCAGGTAAATGATAGCTATCTACTCGATATTCAACAGATGTTGCTATTAAATGTATTCTGTCTTGAAATGCTATAGAAAGATAACCTGAATACCATTCTTGGGCTGAATTCCCCCTTAGTCCTTTTTCTAACCTAGGGTTCATCCAGTCAAAAGAATAAGTAGTAACTTTTCCACAGTAAATTCCATAGACTCCATTATAGCTAATAAGAGGAGAAAATGTTGGCTTTGTGTCCATTAACCTTGACCATGCTAGATTTGACATAGTGCCAAGCTGATGCCTTCCTGGAGCCACCACATCAGCCCAAGACCCTACATAACTTGGGTACTCTAATCCGTAATTAAGCCATGGCCATTCACTCCACCCAAAACTACATCGTATATTCATGACTTGTTGCCATGGAGTTTGGTAGTCAGTGTTGTTAGGATGCCATTCCATGACACCATCGAAATCTTCAGCATAAGATATTGGTTCAACTTTAAAAGTTGGCAAAACACCATTAATCCGGTAACCTTGCGATGTATTGTACCCATAAACAGTATCAAAGTAATCTCCAGCCATAACCCAATCGCCTACAAATGAAGCCCCTTTTGTTACAATACTGTAAGATTCAGGATAAACCTTATTATCGTTATCTGTTATAGTTCCTGAAAGATAAAATGATTGAGGAAGATGTAACTCTAAATCTCTAACATTTTCCCACTCATTACTAGATGTGCCTCCTGTTGTTGGAAGGCCTTGAGAACTAGGAACATATCTTATATTAGATGTATCATCACAGGCTTTCCATCCCCACGAATACCTAGAATTTGGATTTTCCATTGTCCCACCAGTCCCATAAGCATTTACACTCTGTGTGTGCTCAAAGATAAATTTTTCTACCGCTTTCATAACCTTCCAATCTACAATTCCCCATCTAAAAGTCCTTTCCTCTAAATTGCCATCATCATTTGTATCAGGGTGTTGAGTAGGGTAGTTTCTTTCATTCCAGTCATCTATATACTCATCCCAAATTTCAACTATATTGCTACTCCCACTGTAATGCCAATTCTGATAAAGAAGAAACAGGTATTCTTTCCAACACCTTCCATGCAACCCTTCATAATTATTAGCACCACTTACCCCCTCGCTAGATGCTCCTTTATATTCAGGACCAAGCTCTGTAAAAGACATAGGAGTATAAGCCATTTCATATCCATTGTCTGTCCAAACAATATTATCTTCAAGAGATGGGTCCTCTTGTTGAGCCAGGGCATCTAAAACACCTAAAATTCCTTCTGATAAATTCAAAGAATCGTAGTCTGCGAATCCTTCATCTGTTTGCCATGTATGGAGAGGATACAAAGAAACATAAATTACTTTTCCATTAGCATCTATGGTCCCACCATCTGATGGAAATCTGTAAGTTCCGTTTCCATAATTGCTATGCAGGTAATCCTCTCCAACATAATCACATCCTCCACCACCTGTTGAAGGAGTAAATTTTTGTGTAAGAGTAACCTTGTCTAAATACTCAACATCGAACACCTGAATATAGCCTTTGGCAGGAAGATTTTTAGCTCCAAAATAAGTGATGTTATTTGTATCATCTATATCTGAATCAGTAAAAATTCTCGGCATAGAGATATAATTGTTGTTCAATACTTCCCATTGAATAGCCCCTGTGTATTGATTAAAGTTCTCATCCGCCCCCTCATCTAAAAACATATCCCCACTTATTCTTGTGGTTTGGCCAACATTGTAATAATTATCCCCTAAAAGGACCATTAGGTTTCCTACAAACCCATTCATATTTACATCTTCTTTATAAATATTGTCAGGCAAAAACCCATAATCCGTTGAGTTTGGGGAGAGGCTTTGAATAACTAGAGGGGCTCTTGAAACCTCTCCATACACAATAGGATAAGGCCTTTCAATATCTGACTCACTAAGTGTGTTTTGGGGATTAATAGTTGTTCTAGGAATTTCTCTGTTATTAAAAAACAACTGAGATTCATCCTCTACATTCAAATGAACCTGTTTTCCATCCATTTTAGCAGACTCGATAGTTCCTTTATAAACTCTAACTAGGTCCGCAGTTACCCCAAATGCAGGGTCAGTTGGAGGTATGTTCGTGCTTGCCTCTACACCATAATAAATATCAACTTTTGAATTAACAAGTTCTCTAATTTCGCCTGTTTCTTCTGAAAATAAATGGTCCGAAAACCTTGTTCCGTTAGCAATTAAATTAGATATTGTTATTGATGCACTTGAAATTTGATATTTATGTTTTCTTAAGTCTAAAGATTCTTTTATAGTAGATATTTTTAAATCCCTATCTTCAAAAAACCATTTTGGGTAAATATTTCTATCTTGTGGCATCCACACACCAGGTGGATTTGCATAGCCCCAAAATGACTCAAAAATAGTCCTGCCATCTTCTTTGTAATCAAACGATTTTGGAGTTTTTCCTATAAAAATTCTATAGTCATCTGCAAAAGTAATAACAACAAAAGAGTTTATTGTTGAAACTTTTATTTCGTTTTCATATTGTATAAATCCTGGTAATTGTATCACTGATTAATCCCAAAGTCTACACCTCTGCGAACCCCATCGGCTATCTTTTCTGCTAACTCATTTTCAACAAACTCAGAGCTAATTAAACCACCTTCTATTTGCACATTAATTGTTTGTCCTCCACCACCACCAACAGCATCAGGGTCCCCAAACATATTAGGGCTAGATAAAGGAGTTACATTAACAAGCTCCTGGCCACCAGGGTTATCTCCAACAGTTAAATTTGTGAGGCCATCTGTTACAAAATTAGCTCCATATTCTGCTGTAACTGATTTTGAGGCAGCTGCTTTAGCCTCATCCCTAGCCTTTTTAATTTGAGCAACTTGGGCCAGTCCTTGTGTAACCGATATAGCAGCCGGCAACACACCTCCTGGCCAACCACCATGTCTTGTATATGCTTCTGAAGCAGCCTTATAGGTATTTGCAATCGCTTCAATATATTGCAAATTAGTCATAAGCTCTGCATTTTTTCCAGTTACTGCAAAATATCCAGCGATACCTCCTGCTAATCTACCATACATTTCTACTGTATTTGCTACCCTCTGAGCATTTAGCTTTTTATCTTCTTTGTTTGCTTTTTCCTTTTTCTTTTTCTCTATAGCAGCTAAGTCTGAAAGAGCCTTTTCTTTTTCTTCCCCAGCCTCCATAGTTGTTTCTATTAGAGCTCTTTGAAAATCTATTTCTTCTTGAATTTTTAATAAATTTTGTTCGTGAGTTATTTCCATCTCTGCATCAAAATAGGCTTGTATAGCATCTAAGTTTTCATCTTTTAATTGTTTGGATTTGGCTGTAAAAGCCTCATCTACTTTTGCTTGTTCTTCAGAGCCCAATCCATATAACTCAACAACCTCTGTCCAATAATCTCGTTCTTGCTGTAGTAATTCTAGCTTTTCTGTATACCCTAGGTCTTTTTTTATTGTATTAAAATCTTTTAAATCTTTGAGCATAGTTTCATATTCCGAGCTTCCCACCCCTGCCAACACTTTATCTGATTTGCTTAGTTGGTTATTCACTCTATCTCTACTATCAAGTAGCAAAACCATCTTTTCTTCTGCCTGGTTTCTTTTATCTAAAAGTTGTAAATATTCGGCTGTCATAGGGGCTATTATTTCCAAATGTTTTTGACTCATATAGTCGCCAATTTTTTCAATTTCTCCCTTTTCTTTCAACAACTGTGCTTCTTTATAAATTGCATCATGCTTCTCATCAATTTTCTTTTTTTGGTCCTCAGTTGCGACTGTAAAAGCATCTATCGATGCTTGCAAACCAACAACAGTGTCGATGTTTGCTAAGTCTTGTGCCAAATCTTTCATGGCTGGACTAAGGTGGGTAGTTAGAGTTCTTGACCATTCTTCAGTCGCCTCATTAGAGTCGTCTACCTCATCGTCAAACCAACCCATATAATTTATAAGCTCCCCTAGCCCTAAAATCAAAACACCTATTCCTGACTTAACCATCTTTGCCTTAAACTTTGTAAGCTGAAAACCTGCTGCCTTAGTTTTTAAGGCTACTGCACCCCAAGCTAAAGCCAAAACTCCTAAAGCAGATGAATAAGACTTTATCCTACCAATATCAAAAAAACCAATTAAAGAAGTTAAGGCTTGAGTGGCTTGCCTTAATGCAGGCTCTAACGATTCAAAAATATCTAAAGCTAAACCTTCTGTAGCCGATTTAAGTTTAAGCATATCTCCTTCAAGATTTTTTAATTGTTCATCTGCCATTTCATCGGCAGTACCCCCTGCTTTTCTTAATTCATTAGTCAGGCTTTGAGCCCCCTCTGACATCTTTAGCATATTTGCAAAAGCAGATACAGCTCTTTTTCCAACCAGGTCAGTCATTTCAGCAGTGCTCATCCCTTCTTCATTTAGTATCTGAAGTGCTCTAAATAAATCTTCATCAGACTTTACAGCAAATCCTACTTTTTTAGATAGCTTGCTAGCCTCATTACCCATTTCAAGCATAACCCTTCTAAGTGCTGTACCGGCAATACTACCATCAATGCCGACATCGGCCAGTTTTCCTAAAATTCCTGTTGTAGCCTCTATAGATACTCCTGACTGTGCAGCGATTGCTGACACATAAGTCATTGAGTTTGTAAATTTGTCCATATCGAGAGCAGATGAACTGAAAGACTTGGCCATTACATCAACAGCTCTTTGAGTTTGTTTTGCACCTAATCCAAAAGCATTTACCATTTGCCCTGATACCTCTGCTGCTGTTGATAAGTCAACATTTACAGCAGATGCTAAAGACAAGGTTGCTTTCTGAGCATTTTGTATTTGTTTTGTTGAAAATCCAAGTTTCGCATACTCGGTCTGCAAAGACACTACCTCGCCTGCGGTAAATTTTGTGGTTCGACCTAATTCTTTTGCGGTTTTGTCTAAAGCACCCAGCTTGTCGCTTGTTGTGCCTAATATAGCTGCTAAATTGCTTTGTGCAGAGGTAAACTCCATACCTACCTTGCCTACAAATGAAAATGCCTTTCCTAAGGCATATATACCGCCTACAGCTCCAATTAAGCCTTTCATAGATGTTCCGGCTTTCTTAGCAGAAGCATCTAGTTTTTTAAGCTGGTTTTTGGTTAGTGTTACACCTCGTGCCCTTAATTGTAATATCAGTTGTTCTTCAGCCATTTATCCCTTTATTTTTTTCCTTAATCTTTTTTAGGTGGTTTTTCTTATATTCGTTATCAGACACCTTTAAAGCAGACTTAATTAGAAAATGTATTTCCATCCACTTTCCTGGAACATCTCCATAACCCCCTGGATAAGGTTGAGTATTTGTATCATCGCAATAAACATACCTTTGTATATCTTCTTGAATTTCTTGATTGAGAATAATATTATTGCAACAAAAATATGGCAACTGATAAAATACATCTAAAATAGATTGACCTGCTGAAAAATCCGAAACCATTTGTTCAGATTCTTTGTATAAGTCTTTTATCATCTCCCACACATCATCCTCACTTTTATAAGTAACCATGGGAAACTTACCATCTTTTGCTCTTATAGTAGACCTGGCTTTATAAGGAAACTCGCAAAACCTGCACCCTGAACAACTTTTTCTAATTAAGATGTTGAGCTGGTATTGGAGCCTTTGAACTCCCCCAGTCTTTGTGCTTCCTGTACTTTTTCAATACACTCATCCTTTTCCTTCTCAGTAAGCTCTTTTAAAGCTGAATCAGGAGGAGATTCCCCATTTCCACCATTCCATGATTTAAAGTCCCCACCATAAAGACCCTTTCTTAACCAGTTGGTCCTGGCCTTATTAACACCTGTTATAGACCTTAGCTCATTTCCATCAAATATGATTCTTGCAACATCTTTGCAATCATCCATTTCATCAATAGTAAGTTCCTTAATCTTAACCTTCCTTCCTGAAGAAAGCTCTACTTCTTCCCATCTCGTACTTGCCATGCTTTGTTACCTCTTTTTATTAAGTTGTTTTTAATGTAATTGGTGCAGCTCCACCATTAGCACCTGATGTAACTACAAAAGGTAGCTCTACAAAAACCCCTTCATCAGCTAAATCTAGATTGTGCCCTTTCATAGCAGCCTCAGGGATGCTTATGTCGAAAGTAGTTCCACCATCGTTTAACACTATAGCAAATGTTCTGTCTGCCGCATTGTTTTGCCAAGTATCTATATGATTCATAGCATTATCATCAGCCTTAATTGTAATAGAGCCTTCTGCTGTAATCTCAGCTCCTCTCACATATCCATCTGCTTCCATATCAGAACCCTGGAACCCTATTCTTGAAGCAGGATTATTAATTGTTAATGAAAATGCTTTTACAGAAGCACCATCTCCGCCAACAGTCTGAGTAGTTAAATCAAACAAACTTTTTGTAGATGTGCTTGTTGTAACAGCAGAGTCAAATATTGCAGATGAAGCTATAGCTGGTTTATAACCTGACATGAACTGACCTGTCGCCTTCAATCTTCCTGAGTCTGTTCCTGCATCCATCGCAAGAGTTAGGTTTTGAAGAACTGCTGAGTGCAACATTCTTGACTCTGAGCCATTAGGATTTTTAATATATATAGTCGCAACCGTATTTAAAGAACCGTTGCTACCATGAACCATAGTGTCTGCTGTTGGATTTGCATCTAAAATAAAACCACTTGCATGGTCTGCTCCATTAGCATTACTAGGATATATCAGGTTTAATAAATTGTGCAAAACACTTTTATTGTCTACAGTGTAATCAAAGTCCCAGGTCCAAACACCTGAGCCATAATGCTGTATAACATCTTCTGCTCTTTTCATTCTAGCCCCTGTCCTTGAAAGCTCACTCATAGTATAACCTGCATCCCAGGCTATATCATTAATTCCATTTAATCTGAATTCAAATCCATTAGTAGGTGCTAGATGAGCAGCTGCTGAAGGTGCGGTTCCTATAGGGGCAGCTGATATATCCTGTGTCCCTATATAGCATCTAAACTCCTTACCACTGAATCCCCTTGTAGTCGCCATAATTTACTCCTTAATTAATATTTTGTTGTTTAACCATGATTTAATTTGCTTATCGTTAGTGTCTACCACAACAGATTTCCCTTTTGAAAGCTCATCGTAAAAAGGCACTGCCTCGTTGTAAGACTCTTTGAATCTTTTAGGGTCAGAGGCTTTATATTTTTCCACCACCTTTGACTCTTTTTTGACTTTATCAGCCATATTTTTCTCCTTTTTCTAGTGATAACTTAATTTAACTTTCCCTACTTACCAAGCAAGAAAAGGACAAATTTGTTGAATGCAATCCATCTATTTCTTCTTCAGTTTCCCCAGGAGCATTAATTTCTATACTGTCTATCTCTCCTGCTAACCAGGTAAAATTTCTGCCATCTATAGTTTTTGTTTTTGTTTGATTGTTAAAAATAACCTGATTCAACCTTTCAGCGTCTTGATAAATCTGTTTGTAAAATATTTCCGTTGGGTTTTGTTCAATATGGTAAATAAAAATATCCACATTGTATCGCTTTTGCCATTCTGAGCTAGTAAATATCTCGGTTTCCGCTTCAGAACCCCACAGCCTGATGCTAAAAGGGTCCTGATGTTTTATTTCAGGAGCAATATATATCTTTCCGTAATTCCATTCTTCTACAAGTAAATCTCTCAAGCCATCCAACACAACATCATAATAAACATTCTCGTATCCAGTATTTAAAGCTAAAGCCATTATTTAAATTCCTTTTTCTTTCCGCCATGATATTCGTAAGCATGTCCATTTTCTTTTAAAAGCTCATTTAAAGAGCTATTTTCGCCTTTTATGAAGATTTCTCCCAGGACCCTACCGTATTTACCAACACCATGAGATATTATCTTAAAACACCCTTCATTCTTTTCTAGCATTTTCTTAGTATATTCTTTTGCTAACAAGCCTTTTGCTTTTTCTTCTAAATCTCTTGTCCTGGACTCCCAGGTGTCTACCGCCCAAAACCTTATTCTTTTTTTAACTGATACATCAAAGCCTAAATCTATATAGGCATCGCATGTATCTCCATCAACCACTCTTTTTAGTTTTGCTTTGTATTCATACATAGTTATCTTTTTCTCCTAGAATGGCTATAATATCCTCTGCCACCCCTACTTAAGCCAACACTCCCTACATTTGAAACTGTTGCATCCATGGTGGTACTATAAACCTCTATTTCGTATTCATCTCCTGCTGTTGCCACATCTGTAGAACCATCAATAACTCCAGCACTCCACCTTATTTGCAATCCGCTTGCAAGTGGCTGAAAATCTCCTGTTATAATTTCTGAGTCTACGATTACATCATTTTTAAGCTGGTCGCTATCTTTAGCTTTAACAGTCATCCTGGCTGTTCCTATAGCACCCCCCTCCCCACTATCTATATATATTTTTAGCAAATCATAACCATACCGACTATAATTTCCTCGAAGCTCTACAGGAAATAATGTTGTTGAGGCATTAACAGAAACATGCCTTATAACACCTTTTGAGCTATCCCTACTAACTTGGTTAGGTAAAACTATATGGCCATTTCTTATTCCATCTAATAATTCGTTAAATTCTTCCTGGAAGGGTTCGATAAATTCATTAGTAGGGTCGTGTGCCTGGAGTAAGAAAACAACTGTTTTAAGGGCAGTCATTCTTACAATAACCTCAGGATAGTTTCCTTCCCTGTCTTTAGATATCTCTCTAGCAATCCTGGAATCAAGCAAAGACTCTACAAACCTAGATGCTTTTCTTCTGAATCTTGTTTTAATTGTAGACCAGTCATCGCCAGTTTCTACAATACTGTCATTAGGGTTTGTAGTAGAATAAAGTAGGCAGTGGTCTAAATAGCTATCATAATACCAATGATTGGTTTCATTAACCTCTAACCACTCGGCTATTGTAACGGTTGATGAATGAGCTGAAGCAGATGTTCCTAGAGCTGCCCTAGAAACTGTTAATTTATTATTATCAGTATCTACAGCCTGAATATAGACATATTCCGTATTTCCAACTAAAACCCCATAGGAGCCTGGCTTTATATCGCCTTCACTTCCTGCACTAAAACTGGCATTATAAGAAATTTCGTTAAACAGAGAAGCACTTGACTCAGAAGCAGTTGGAGATGCTAATATATTTGCAGTAGTTGCTGTAGACCAAGTTCCCACAGCTCCTGTAGAAGCCACAGCATTCATTTCTTGGCCATCTTTGTATAATTGAGTTACCAATCCTGTATTGTAAGCAACATATACATTATTGCCAAGTGATGTAAAATTATACAGTCTTTGCTTTAAATCAAATCCTGAAATATTTGGAAAAACATCCTTAACTTCCCTATCTGTGCAATACTCTATTGTTGATGTTACAGCCATAAAAACTCCTTAATTTTTGGGGGCAAAATAATCAGAAATTCTACTTAAAAAAACCCTGTTTAGCATATCATTTTTGCCCCTAATTTTTATCATTTTTTTACCCATTTTTTCCTGTTTTCTTTAAAAACCCAATATAGCTCTATTTGGCCCTAGAATAGCCTTTTAAGCCACTTTCCCCTCTTACTCGTATGTTAGCATCTAATTTTCATTTTCCTAATTTTCATAAGGAGAGTTACTAAAATTATTTTCGTAACACCTGGCTCATCATAATTGCTAAAAATTGCCATTTTTTTGCCCATTATTTTCGCACTTTTCCAGTTGGTCCCCACTTAGCTCCGAGCTTAGGTTTTTTAGGTTTTGAGCTCTTTTTTCTTACAACTTTTCTAGCTTTTTTATACTTTGATTTTGGCATATTTTCAATCTCCTTTTAGCTAAATATTGTGCATTTAATTTTTGTATTGCTATGTGGATTCATGCTTCTTGCACTAATCTTTTCTATGCAATTTGAGCTAGCAGCATCAGTTCTCATGACACCCCCTGCTAGTGCTGAAGCACCTGTTGCAGATACTCTCATCTGTGCAAAAGGAGGTGCATTTGTTATGTTAATTGCCCCACTATTATAATCTATAGTTCCTACAGCACCTTGCCCTGATATCGTTCCATCGCCATGGTCTATCATCATTTCTGCTGTATTTGCAACGACCTTTCCATCATAAGACTTAGTAGCTAAGTCAGGAAATCTTGGATAATTCTCTATATAAGATTTACCTATTCTGCCAGCCCCTAATAACTGAGTTTCACTACCAGTAGTAGAGTCTTTTATTATAACCTGTGAAGAACCTCTAGAAAAATTATTATTTTCTGAATCTGTTAGGTTGCCATTATAGTTTCCAATATTTGTCTTAGATTGTATTTTAATATGGCCATCAACTAGCGAAACAGAGGCCCCAAAAGGAAATGTGCCTGCCACTACAGCATCATCTATAGTTTGTTGCAATTTGTTTATAAGTCCATTAACCCCACCAAACTTTGTATTAGTCGAGTCAATCGTTGTTGTTAAGTTCGCTTCCCATCCATCTAAAATAATAGCCCATCGGTAAGTTGTAGCTGCGGTCAAATTAGTGTCAGATGCAGAAGATACCGATACTCCAACAGGAATAAGAGCTGATGCTGGATTACAAAACTGAATCATAACACTTCCTGGAACTATGCCTTGAAACCTATCATCTGCATTTGCATTCCTAAACTTTCCAAACCAGTTGCTTGTTTTAAAGGTTCCTCTTGAGCTCGTATGGACAGGGATTGTTGTTACTTTAAAAGATGTGCCTGCACTCACACTTGTCAAACTGCAATTCTCGTGCAAAGATAGTGTCCCTGCTGTAACATTAGCTATCTGTTCATAAGCCCCATCATTAGCAGCCCCATTATCTTCAATCCTAACAATATCGCCTGCTTGAAAGTTAGCAGTTAAAAATCCGCTACCAGTATCAGTTATCGTTTCTGATGTTCCTGCGGCTGCAGCAACAAAAGCCAATCCTGTTCCCATAATTTCCTTTATCGGCACATCTAAGTTCCCCCAATACCAGTATAATGGTTGGTCGTCTGCATGTGCTACAGGAGTTGTCCCTAAAACACCTCTCTTTACTGTTATCTGTGTTGCAGAATCAACTGTAACTACCTCTATTGCCTCAGTAGCAACATCGTTTTCTAATATTCCTAACAATAATACATCTCCTGGTTCAAACTGATTAGCATCTATTGTATCGACTGTAAGAGCATGTAGTCCTGAAGCATCCCCAGCAGTAGTTCCACTACCCATATTGATTAGAGTTCCTGAAGAAACCAGGCCTGATGTTATGTCTTGAGTATCTGAAAACTGATTTGTAGTTCCTCCTCCTGCCGAGGTAGCACCATTATAACCTACTATTCTGTTATGAGGTAAGTACAGGCATTCTCCTGATGCTAAATATGTATTATTATAACCATCAGCACCATTAGAGTCAGCAGCTCCTGCTGTCCAGTCCTCCATAACAAACTGAAGCTCTGCTGATGTTGGACCATTGTTTTGTATCAAAATTCCTTTACAATCTCTAAAATTTGAATTGACCCCATCCCAATCAAACTCAACCAAGGTATCAAAAGAATCAGAATTGTCAAATTCTTTATTTATATAAGAAACTTCCTCATACGATTTTGACTTTTGTATAGATGTTTTTTTTCCTTCTCCATCTGTAATACTTATATCGATATTATAATTAGGCATTTTTTCTCCTTTAATTAACGAATGTGGTACCGACAAAGTGCATTAACGGAATAATCCGAATTTGTACCATCTCCTTCTATTGTTAGTGCTAAATAATTTCCTGCATCTACATCTGCTGATTGTATATCTAATGGTATTCTATAGAATTGCTCATAACCTGCATTAATTGTTCCTGTGCTTTGGTCAGCTACTACTGTTATGCTACTCCATTCATCTATTGTAGTAGAATCGCTTGTAGCTAGATTTAATAAATGAAAATTAAGGCCATCACCGGATGCCCCATTTGCTCCTACTAATACCGTTACTGCATCTACCGCTATATTAACATCTACATAATGCAAATAATGAATCCAATCATCTCCATTATTGCTTACTGCTGGAGCAACTGGATTAGCACTTGTTCCAAAAGTTACAGCTGCATTTGCAACCTGTCCTGCCACAGGAACCCCAATATGAGTTCCGTTATCCACATCTATATCGTTAGCTGAGAATCTTAAATATTGAGTATTTACATTAGAAAGAGTTTCCCCTGCCTTAACTACATTATTTGTAGAATCTACATTGAATATATTTGTGCCTGAAGCATTTGACACTAACATCGCAGTCGTGTTGTCGGCAGCAGGAGTAAATTTTAGTGCTCTTGTTCCTAAAGTTAGGCCTGTGTTTGTTCCATTTCCATCCTGAATAACAGTACCACTTGATGAAGCTCCATTATTAGAATTATTTAAATGTAACAAATCTTTATATGTACTTGCTATTGTTTTATCTGTTAATGCCATTTATTCTCCTGTTGTGATTGTTGCAGGCAAAGCTATCGCTTTTACTATGATTGGAGGATAATGAACTCCAGAATCTCTAAATCTTCCATGTCTGATAAATGATGTTCCTGAAATTGTTTCCGCACCTGAAATATAATAAGTGTAAGATGTTCCTGCTGTAAGACCTGTAACTGCCCATGATACAACCGTCATATTAGCATCTGTTTCATCTGAACTTTGTGCTCCTCCATCATAAGTATGTTCTTCTGATATTTCATTATGAGTTGCATTATCTGACAATGCAAACTCGATTGTTTTTGATGAAGCATATAAAGAACAACTAAAAACTATTTCTACATTTCCACTTGGAGGAGCTACGAATGTTATACTTACATTTGTGCCTTGTGTGGTTTGCAATACAGTAAGAGTTGCATCCATAGATATATAAAGGTCGCTAGCCCCTGTTCCATCATTCTGTATTCTTGTATAGCCTAAAATCATTCCTGCATAAGCACTATTAGTCGCACTAAATTCTGTTCCACCTTTACTAGCAACAAATCTTCCAATTCCTGAGTCTTGTGTTAATGTGCCTCCAACATCTAATGTAAGATTGCCTAAATTAATTGGAGCTATTGTTAAACCTCCTCCCTCTATTTGAATATTTCCTATAACAGTATGATTATATCCATCCTTTTTTATAAATTGTATCACACCATTTTCAGGCTCTAAATCTATCCCTGCTGTAGCTATTATCTCAAGGTCGCTAGAGCTTCTCGAAATTATTGTATTGTCGTTTAAATGCAGTTGATTAGTATCTCCAATACCTATTTCGCCATTAATTGTATTAGAGGTTGAATTTGAGGCTTTTATCTTTCCTTCATTATTAATAAAAAGACCTGTAGGCTCATCATCTACATAGACTTGCTGAAAGTCTTTACTTAGTGGTCCTTTTATTGTTAGCTGTTTGCTCATTTTTTCTTTTTAAGCTCCAGGATAACATGCTCTAGTCTTGCTTTTAATACAGCTTGCTCAGACTCTAAATCGTTAATTCTTAGGTCTGCATCGTTTTCTTCATGAACATAGTCTAGGATAGCCTTAAACCTTTTTGATTTCTTAAAAAGGTATTCTAGGACCTTAGAAAGGGCATATTTAGCTATTGCACCTTGTATCACTTCTTCTTATCCTCAAAAGCCTCTAATAACACATCATAAATAGCTGTCATTAATTCTGCTTCCTTTTTTTCATCTAATAAAGGTAAGTCAATTTTTTTATTTAGTTTAGCAACTACCTCAGCTTTATTATTTTTTAAGTAATCTTTAGCATAAGTAAGAGCATAACTTTTAATCCAGGTTACGAGCTTTTTCATTTTATCTCCTTAATTATCTTTTAAAAATTGTTCTAGTTTTTTCTTAAAACCATTACCGCTATCTTTATCCAGTATCCTTCCTATAATATCAATAATAATTCTTTCTAAAGTTTTGATGCTTTTTTCGATACCCTTTAAATCAATCTGCATTATCTTCTGCTGGTCAATTAACTTAATAAGTATCATTCTTAAATCTTTATCTACAGTATCGTAGATATTGTTGAACTTGATATGCAAGTCCTTAGTTAAATCATTCTGTATCCACTGATTCTGTCGCCATATATAGTAACCAAAGGCCACTAGCATCGCAACAGGAAGCCCAAATTGCTCTAATATCTGAAAAATGTCCATTATTTAGCATACTTCACTTTTTCAGACAATCTTTTAGCTCTATTAGGTGTTTGCTTGGCCCATTTACTGTCAAGCATTTCTACAGAGGCATCACGATATTTTTCTAATCTTAAAAATGCTATTGTTTTCTTGAATTTAGAAAAGCCTTTTAGGCCCATCTGATAGCACATCTCAATAACTACATCCTGGATTTCTTCAGGAAGGTCTAAAACAAAGGGAAAGTTTTTATGTATTCTTAGTTTTAATTCTCCCAACTTTCGTTCAAGAATCATATCGCAAATATCTTCGTCAAGATGCAAATCTTTTATAGCAAAGCCATAGCCAATCGTGTCAAAATTCTCTGTGCACTTGTATACTGTAGGCCGATAACCTTCAGACTTTTTAATGTCATCTATTAAAGACATTATTTGGCCTTTTTTCTAAATATTCTGTCGAAATTTTCTTTATATTTAGAGTCGGTCTGATAATTTATTCTAGGAAAGCTACCTTTACCCTGGGTTCTTATTCCTAATCTTCCAGGAGTAATCTTATCAATACCACCATTTCTAATCTTTTCCCCTAAATCTTTCATTTCTTTTTAGATTTCTTTTTAGGTTTCTTTTTGACAGGTTCTTTATATGGAGTAGGGTCATCTATTCCAACAACTCTAATATGGCCTTTTAATTTCAACTCTTTAATTTTACCATCTTGAATGTTATCTTCAAATCTTTCAATACTATTATTTGGCTTTTTCCAATACTGCATGTTGCTCCTTTATGTTGCTGTAAGGGTGGCCAAAAGACCACCCTCACAAATTAAGCTATTAATAGCTATTAAGCATTAGTGAATCTAACACCTCGCTTGTTATCACTATCATCGAGCACTTTAACTCCATATAGCATATCAGCAACGACTTTTGTACCTAGTGCATCAATAGAGTATTCAGCTTGAACTCTTACATCTTGTTGCACTGCACAAGCTGCAGCTGTTTTATGGAATATAGCCCCAGGTGCTGTACTATCAGAACCACCTTTTGCTACTGTGTTTGACATATAAACATTTATGCCAAACAATTTACCCATAAAGCCATTAACACTTCCACCAGCTTCTAAAATGCCACCATTACCACTAGCATCAGCTCTCCAAAAGTTACGAGATACACCAGCAGCAGGGTCTAAAATATCAGCCATTAATGTTGGATTAACAACCATAGAGCACTGACCATCCATATATGGAATGTCATTTTCTCCTAAAGTAGTTAAGGCTGACTGGAACTCTGCATCTGTTAAAGTATCGTCAGTAGCTAATGCTTGAGTATCTTGAACTGTTTTTAACTGGTCCCAAGCATCAGAATCAAACTGTCTACCTAAGGCTTCTCCAAACATTTGAGTATATTTAGAAACTAAATCAGCACTTGATTGAATCATAAGCACATCCTCAAATAGCATAGCATTATAGTAATGCTTGTTTATTGCTAGCTCTGTTTCTGTTGAATGGGTTGCATCATAAGTAACCAGGCTATCAGCACCTTTTTCAGTTGAGCTTACCAATGCAACTTCCGGAATATTAAGTGTTCTTGCACCACTTTTAATTAATGCAGAGTAATCATCAATAAGGCCTCTAAATACAGTCTTTCTTGAGAAAAATTTGTATATACCATCTGCCCAAACTTGTGGTACAAATTCTTCGTGAGTAGTAATTGTGCTAGCAGCACCCAGGATACTATCTCCTGTGTCTGCCATACATCTTTGATTGGCATAAGGGCCTTGCCAATGATTCATGTTCATAAAGTTCATGCTTTCAGCTCCTTTCCCTATTTAGGGATTTTTTAATTTCTATTTTTAGCTGAAGCTACAATTTGAGTCCAATACTTTCTCCTATCATCTTCATCCATAGTTGTCCAGTCTTTAGGCAAATCTCTGTTTGCACTAATTGCATTCGACAATATTTCAGATTGTTGTTTAGCAGGAGCAGAACTATTGAGCTTTTTATCAATAGCTTTCAACTGTTTTAACGGTAAATCTCCAAACTGCTCTTTATCTTCTTCTGTCATCTTATCCAAAATCGTGCTTCTTTCACTTGCAAGCATCTCATCATAGGCGGTAGCCTTGACTTTTAAATCTTTAATCTCGGAATCTCTTTTCTCTAAAAGAGTTTTAAATTCGCCTGCTTCTTTCAACTTGGCTTCCTCAATTTCAGTTTGCTTTGCTTCGTAGCTAGTAAGTTTAGATTCTGCATCTTGCGACCTTTTTCTCAGCTTTATAGCATTTGCTACCTCAGCCTTATAAAGAGCTTCATAATCCACAGTTTCTTCTGATTCTGTAGTCTGAGCCACCTGCTCATTTTGTGTTTCTGCGACCTGCTGGTCTTTTGTATTTTCCATAATTTCTCCTGAAATTAGTTTTTTTACTTAATATATTTGTCTTAAATATATAAGTTACCATAGAAATTTTGAAAGGTTTTTTATGCAAAACTTAACAAATTATAAAAACAACTGGTTTTCATTTATTGATTATGACCCTCATTTAGGCCAAAACAATTTACACTTTCCGCCTAATGGAGAATTTGACGAAAACCATAATCCTGATGGAGATAGATTTATCATCGCTTGTTGTGGCAGGCGATTTGGTAAAAGTTATTCCGCAGCTAGGGAAGCTGAAGTTGTTTTGACTCAGCCTAATAAAGTTGTGTGGATTGTAGCACCTAGCTATAACACATCAGAAAAAATATTTAGAATCGTTTATGAAGATATGGTAATTAAGAAAAAATATAAACCCAGTCAATACTCCTCTAAAGAACAAATCCTAAAATTTGACTGGGCTGGGGGTACTTCTATGTTATGTGGTAAATCAGCCGAGCATCCATCAGGTTTGATTGGAGAGGGACTGGACCTATTAATAATTGATGAAGCTAGCAAGGTTCCTAATC